ATAGCTTTTAGTTTAAGGGTTTCCATATCTAAAGTAGTTGCTTCTAAGAATGCTTTAGATGCTCTTGTAGAGTTTTGCTCAGAACCTTCTCCCATGATATGTTTATCCATGTTATCATAAATAATATCATTTGGAGTACTCTTCTTATATAAACTACTTGCAGGATCTACAATTTTAGCAACATAGAATAACTTATTAGTATTCTTATCATATAATTTTTGTAGTTCTGAAATAGCCTTATTACGTATCTTTTTACCTTCTGTTTTGGTAGATACAGTATCTTCTAGTTTATCTAAATAAAACTTAGGTGCTCTTGCGCGTGATTTAGCATCCTCATAACTTTTTGAGATAATACTAAAACCTCCTGCTTCTATAGCACATAGTTTAATAAGATCATATGGATCTTTAACGGGATCTAAGAATATTGGTTCATTACCACAACGCATAGTAATCTTTGACCAAAATTCATGATTATCTGGTTTAAGTAATTTAATCTTGTTCCAGAACTCAGGATCAGAAGGTTCTACCATATTAGAGGCAAGATCTCTTTCTAATTCTGAAATAATATTTCTGATTTCTTTAACACGTGCTTCTCTTACATCAACATCTTTGATAAGTTTGATTTCAGGAGCAAATTCATTAAGACCTGTAACATAACGTTTAATACCGTTATTTTCTATACATGCTAATTGTTCTTCATGGTATACTCCATCATAAAGAGCCATACCATATTTCTCAAGACCCATGTTTGATATACGACTGTCAAAGTAAGGTTTAACAGTAACAGGTCCTCTTTTTTTAGCCGCTTGGGCATCTACAAATGTAAAATCCATTTTTTTTGTTGGTTTATTGGTTTATAAGTTTGACAAATTTAGTAAAAAGGGGAGAGTTTTCACCCTCCCCATCTTTACATTTTTTCTGAAGATTAGAAAGAACCTCCAGTAATTGGGTTACGCATAACAATCTTCAATACTTTGGTTGGGTCTTTTACCCAGATAGCAGGCATGGTTTGTGTCATGAATACGCGGTATCCATTGAACTGACCAGATGACTGGAATCCTTGAGTACGTCCCATGTAATCCATAGTACCGTTTTGATACCACCACTTCAACTGGTTATCCCAGCTAAGTTTCAACAAGTAAATGTTATCATTAGTGTTATCTGTAATATCAAAGATAATGAAGCTGTAAGAAGACAATGGGAAACCATCAATGATTGGGTTTTCAATGTCGTTAGTATGCAAGTTATCAAATGCAGGGTTCAACACAAACTTAACGTTAGCCAAGAATGGGATAACATAAGAAGTATATGCAAAACCAAAGTTCAAGTCCATACCTTTACCAGTAATTGCACCGATATCAGCAGCCTGGATCAACAAACCTGAGTTGATTGCTTCACGTTTAATAGCCTCGTTAACCATTCTCATACCACCCATACCTGTTTGTACAATAAGTTGACGTTTAGGATCTGGTCCTTGGAAGTCAACCTTACCAGCATAGAAGTTATAGATTTCAGAACGGAACAAGTCCAATGTGAAACCAGATTTGTTGTAAACACGTTTGAAAGAGTTATCCAACTGCTTCCAAAGACCCACAGACAAACGTACATCATCTGGACCATCCTGACGGACACGTCCACCTTGTCCCCACATCAAGTAAGTTTCAATGTCAGTTGCTACTTTAGTCAAGTGAGCAGCCTCCATAGCAGTCAAGAAAGTACGAGATAATGAACCATTACCCATAGCACGCTTAACATAATCCTTACCCATCTTGGTAACCATAGTTTCCATGTTGGTAATAGAAGGATCAGAAGTCTTGTCAAAGTTTCTCCAGATCTCTACAACAGGAACAGTACCATCAGCATTCATACCACCCTTGATCATCAAGTCTGCACGAGATGAAACAGAGTAATGTACGTGAGCCTCAGCACCACCTACGTAGTTGTAGTATTCACGGAAACCAGACTGGATTTGGATGTCAGAGAAACGTTCTCCGTACTCTCCACGTGCAGAACCTTTACGGAAGATCTTAGTACCAGGAGTCAAGTAATCAGCATTCAAGTATGCACCTGTGTCATTGTTTACCAACTGAACAGTATACAAGAAACTGTCACCCAATGGAATAATGTCATCAGCAGTGATGTACATCTCCATACCGTTGTACTTATCATAAGTGATGATATCACCATGACCGAACTCACGACGTGAAATTTTAATTTGGAAAGTAGAACCGTCAATACCTAAGTATCCACCATCTATATCTACCAAACTTGGTTCAAGGTCAACAATGTAAGGAAGATCTTGTACAACTGGTGTTTGCCATTTGTACTCTCCGCGAGCATTGTCAACATTAATTACGTTCTTTCCACCAAAGCTAGACATTTGATAAAGAGGCATTTCTACCTTTTGAACCATTGCCCACAAATCAACGGGGCCTAGGTCCATAGGTTCTGCATTCTTCAACATGTTAACCAAGTGGTAAGAATCTACGTGCGAACTAGCCGCATAATTGGTATCTCGTAGAAATATACCATTGTTTAAAACTGGAGTTGCCATTTTTTATTTATTTATATAAGGGTTATCTTTTCCAAAAATTATTTGTTCTAGGAATGCGACGTTGTGATGTTTCTTCTTTCTCTATCACAGGAGCCGCACTCTGTAGTTTTGCTTGCTCAGTTTTTAACTGACGTACTGTTTTCTCAACAGCAGCAGTTTTACCTTGCTCGCGTATCTTTGTTTTATAACTATCGGGGTCAGCCAATAACCATAAAGCCTCTGCTATTAAATCATGACGTGGTTCAACATACTGATACTTCTCTAACAAGTGACCTAACATATTAGTTGGGTTACCTGACATTGAAGGAAAGTTTGCCTGAACTAGTCCTGCATATAATAAACCTTGTGTACGTTTATCAAGTTTTACACCATTTAAGTCACCAGCTGATAATGTATCATATACATTCTGCATATAATGTTCAGCTGCTGCTTTCTGTTGTCTCTTAAGTTGCTCTTGTTGTGCAACTTTCTGAGCCACCATAGATTCTTGCATCTTGTCCAACTTTGGTTTAAACTTATTAGCCTTTGCCTCTAAGTCTCCTCTGTCTTTCCAGCCGTCAATTTCTTCTTCAATATCTTCATCAGAACCAAAGTTAGTTGCTCTTAAGTACTCACGTACTATTTGCTCTTGTCCGTTAGGGTCTCTAACGTCTAAGTTTCTAACTTCTTCTACTTGTGCCAATGCCCTAAATAATCCTTTAAGGTCTTGACCACCGTCTGCTACATATTTTGCAGCATACTGAAGTTCTTCAGGAAGAGATTCAAAAAACTCTATTGGTGTTTCTTGACGGATCTTTTGTTCCTTCTCTTGCATGTTTGCTTCAAGAAGTTCTTCAAAATCCTTTACACTGTATTCCTCAATAGGTTTGTCATCATCAAATGGTATAATCTGGCCTTTCTCAATAAGTTTGTTTACCAGTTCTACCATTCCACTTTTTTCTAACTTTGGTCTACCTGTAGACTTTGGTTCATCTTTAGCAGACGGGTTAGAAAAATCATCTTCTGGATCTGCATCCTTGATGATGTCATCTATTGTTACTTTTTCCGGTGACCCATCATCTGAGTCGTTGTCAATAAAAGAAAGATCTACTGTAGGTTGACTGAAAATATTTTGTTTTGTTTCAGTCTTCTTATCAGATCCTTCAGGAAGCATCACGTTTTCTGCTCCCGGGGTTCCTAGAATTTCATCTAGGTTTAGTTCTACCTGCTCTACCGAAGTAGTATCAGTAGTACTTGTTTCATTCATGCTCATACTGTTGGTTTAAAAGCTACATTAATAATATACGACAAATATATAAGTTTAAACTTTATAGATTAACTAACTGATTTTGATAGTTTATACTATAACACTAACTCTCTTATTTTTCTTTATTTTTCTTCTTTTCTTTTGCAGCAATATCATACTTATTCTTATTCTGAATAGCAATTTGTAACTGTTTATCTGCTATATCTTTTTGAGTTTGTAACTTTTGCTGTTCTATATTCATCTTATCTCTGTGCTGATTTCCTTTAAGATTAAGTTCTTGTTGTTGAAGATTTGCCGTCTGTTGGAACTCATCACTTTGTCTTATCTGGTCCAAAGTATCCATAAAGTCACTTTGCTGATTTTCATTAATGTCCTGCATAGCACCGTAACCTGCTGCCTTAATTTGTGCTTCAGCAAGTCTTGCCTGACGGTCTTTAGCATTTTCAGATGCTTCAAACTCCATCTTCATACGTGCTTCTTCTGCCTTAGCCTGAAGTGCTTGTTCTTGCATTTGCTGTTGTTGTTGCATCTCTGCTTGTTTCTGTTGAGTCATCTTAGTCTCAGACATCTTCAATACATGAGATACTTCAGCAACTGATTCAGCACGTAGTATATTACCGAGATCAAAGATAGATGCTCCTGTAGTATTGTTCTGAATAGCCATTTGCTTAAGTTGTTCAAGAACAGCACGTTGGTTAGCTTTAGTAGAAACAAATATATTTAAGTCTCTAAGCAATAACTCAGTACCATTTATCTGGAAGTTTACACGTTCATCACTACTGGTAATATACTGTAATCTGGTAGATGGTTTATTTGATTGGTAATACTGTGCTAGGTCTGTACGCATCTGGTGTACCCGGGGCATCAAATAATCACAGTGTTGTATAAAGTAAGTCTCTGTTTGTGCATATGATGCATTAATAGACTGCTCTATACCGGTAGCTGTTTGCTGACCTATCTGTTGCCCTAGACGTTGTGGTGTAATACCTATAACTTCAAATGCCTGTGACTTAAAATAGTTAGCCAACTGAATACGAGACATAAGACGGTTAGTCTGTTCTAGATCCAGTTTCTGATAATGTTGGAATGCTAATGCATTTTCTGTATTAGTAATAGATGTATCTAAAGGTAACATCTGGAAGTTCTTCATAGCAACGTATGCCTTTGCTAGGTTGTTCTTTCCCCAATCTTCTCCTAATGAATGTCTTGGTAATGCATTCTGGTCTAACAAGATTACCGTACCTAATTCATCTACTAGGATATCTGCAATCTGGTTATTTACAATATTGTAACCTATCTGGAAGGGCTTCATCAGGTCTACTAAAGATGTAGATCTTGTATTACGGTCAGAGAAAATAGATCCTTCAACCGGTAACTTACAACCATACATGCTGTCATCACCTTTAAACTGAAACTTTAGAGGTTTAATTCTGTTCTGATTAATACCTAAGTAAATAGGATTAATACCTCCAGGGTTATTAGTTCCCCAGAAAGTAGGTCTGTTAGGTCCAATCTTTACACCACCCCATACCTCATTAATCCAGATCCAGTCAATGTGTTCACCAAATATTAAGTTATCCTTAGTCTTATTTCTTATAAGATCTAAGTCATAAATAGGTTTATCTGTTACTTTATATGATTCATCAATGATATCTACTGTAACATTGCCGTTATCGTCAATCTTTGTAAGATGTCCTACCTTACGTTGAGATTTCCAGTATGCTGTAGTAACACGTAATAAGTTACTATTACCCAGATCATAATAGTCTTCTTGTTCTGACATGATCCAGTTAACAATATCTCCGCCATACATGGTGTTATCCCACATAGATGTATACTGACGATATCCTAATGATGGTCTGTTAGTATTCCATTCATGTGATTTAGTAGAATCATAATAACTTCCGTCATTCTGATAACCTTGAATAGGGTATCCGGCAGATCTTACAGGGTAAATTAACTCTAAAGCAGACATCTGTTCTTCTGTCATCAACCATCCGTAACGGTCAACAACATCAGCAACAGTCATCATATCAAACTTACCAACCCATTGTGCTTGTGAAATATAACGTGAATTTGGAGACTTATTATAGAATGTAAGTACCGGATTCCATAATTCTACATCATAATCATCATCCATCATACGGAAATGCCAGAACTCACGGTCTGTAATCAACATATCTCTGAATGCACGTTCTTCAAGTTCATCCATATGGAATCTTTCTACATCTGCTCTATGCTGATGTTCAGCCCATTGTTCAACCATACTCTTGTATGATTTAGAATAGAACTCTTGTATCTGGGGTAATCCTTTAACTGCCTCTTCTGAAGTTTGTTGTTGATACTCTTCAGAATTAATATCCATACCCATTTCTTGTAGACGGGCAGCTAGTTTAGCCTCTGCATCTTTAAGTAATAACTCTTCAACCTGAGATTTCTTTGCTTCTAGCATCTCATTATAAGAGTACTCATCAGACCCGGTATATGATACACGGGTATTTCTTTTAGCAAATTCTGATACTAAAGTATTTATTACATTAGGGATAATAGGATAGAACTTTAGTTCTAATGCTGAAGAATCTTCTTTTGTTAATACGTCAATAAGATCTCCGTATTCATTATCTTCTTCAATTACGTAATCATGCTTATCTATAATACCTTTAGCAAGTTTATAGTTCTTCATTAATCTGCGTGCATTTCTGCGTACAGTTTTTAAACCTTCCCATTCTAACCAGTCAAGGTTCCATGCAGCCCACTCATCATCCTTCTTTGCTTTTGGCAAGAACTGAATAGGCTGGTTAAGAGTACCCATTCTGTTGTACTCTGTCTTAGCTCCATTCTTGAGCTGCATTGCGTTATATATCTGCATACTATCTTAAATTTCTAAACGGTTGTTTCGGTATCTTCATTCCACTAAAACGTGAACCACTACCTCCCATATGACGGAAAGGGCTCATATTTAATTTACTGAAATTATTGCGGTTATCCAAGTTTTTAGCAGTTCCTATTTCCTCATATCTCTTTTTATACCCTCTATTTGCCTGTTGTACTTTTGCAAAAGCCACAAGAGCAGCAAAAGAAACCAGTCTATCCACGTTTAATCCTTCCTGATATGCTGCCATTTCAGTAAGTAACATTGGGTCAGGTATACGTTCTACACCATATACTCGTTTTATTATTTCCCCATCTGGTTTAACTTCTTGATCAAGTTCTTCTTTTAAAAAGTCAATAGCATAACTAAGCATGTGACTCTTAAATAATGTACCAGTATTTCTCCAACCGTATTCCTGAAATACATTAGCATTAGCACCTATATCCTTTAAAAATAAAATCTGAGATCTGGGTACAAGGTATTTCTGCTTCTTTCTATACATCATATGATTGATGAACTGAGAAATATTATTTTCCACAATAGTCCAGGCATTATACCATTCTATTATCAGTTCTAACCTTTCATGTGTTTTATTAATATCATCAAATCGGCCACACCATGCAGCAACAATTTTATCACGTTCTATAAATGTCTCTACTTTTTCTCCGTTGTTTCTAGTTACTTCTACAGGTGTTTTATATACATAGATAGAACATAATGAATCAGACGTAGTAGTTTTACCTTCTCCTACCGGGTCAATAGATGCATAGTACATTCCGAATTCTGGATCTTTTACCGGTCTTTCATAACATACCAAGGTTCCAGTTTTATCTTCTTGCTTTTTATCTACAGGGAATGTATTAATAGGTAACTTATTAGTATTCTTTACAGCAACGTCTCCTTTTTCATCTCTGAATATATCTAAATATTCTGTAGGGTAAGTCTTATCTTCTATCCTACGCATCTGTGCACCTACTAAGTTTAAAGGAAACACAGATACTTTTCTAT